AATAGTCATGGGATTATCCTACAAGGTCCCGCACATAGTGCAGGGCAATCGTACACTATAAAATTTCCAACAGGAAATATAACAGCAGGCACATTTTTAAAAATAGATAGCGTTTCTGGCTCAGGAACCTCTGGAGTTGGCCAATTAACGTTTGATTCTTCACCAGCAACAACAGGAAAAGCTATTGCAATGGCAATCGTATTCGGATAAAAGGAGTAAATTATGGCTAACCCAAATATAGTATCGGTAACAAGTATTAAAGGTGAATCGGTAGGTTATAACTTAACAGCTACTACAACCACAACTTTATTAACAGTGTCCACTGATAAATTAATAAAAATAAACAGAATTACAGTTGCAAACGTAGATGGAACAAATGCAGCTGACGTAACTGTTTCAGTTACAAAAGCAAACTTTACTTCAGATGGTGTCACAGATTTTGACACTTCTGGAACTTTTCACATAGCAAAAACAGTATCAGTGCCAGCTGACGCAACGTTGGTATTACTTGATACACCAATCTA